CTGAAAAAGTCGAAAAACCGAAAAAAGAAACGGCTGTTTCAAAAGCGGCCGAAAAAAGAGAAAAAGCTGTCAAATAATAACCTTTAAAAAATAGGAGAGCTGACAAATGGCTAACTATGCACCATCAACACGAGCAAGAATCGCAGACCTAATTTTAGGTATGCGCGTTGACACGCCCGTCGTGGACGTATCTGATTTGGTACATCTTCATCAAGCGCAGGTAGAGGATTTTAACGTTTACGGGACTATCCTTTTGAAGCATTTATTTATGGAGGTCACGGTAGTATTGGATGCGAAAGCGGCATTATTCCAATATACATACTCCTGTTTACTCCATACCGGCGGGGCAATAGCCGCTACAAAGCTTGGGTTGGTAAGTACAACTATTTCGGGCCTGACAGAAGGCACGAGGGTTATTTGTGGACTTGGCGCTGTTGCCGGGTCCAATCATCAAATGACTGGTAGCGCTGGCGTTTCAGACGTTGCTGTAGGCCTTGGTGATCCGCTGGTGATTGGATACAAGAACGCCGTTTCAACAATCGGGCATTTAACCACATCTGCCGATGTTCTATCCGGTAGTGTTTTCCATTCACTGTTTTATGTTCCCATGTCCGCCGGCGCCTACGTTGAGGCCGCATATTAATGGGGGTTCATCCGAAATATAAAAAACGGAGGTTTTAAAATGAGTAGCACAGAAATAAGAGCTTTAAGCCGCAAAACAGGCGCTCCAGTCAACGCAGAACTGGACCAATATAAACATTTATTTGTATCAAATCAGGGCGGAAAATATAAAGAGGCTGCCCTTGCCGGTAGGCTTTTTTCGGTTGCAAATCAGGCAGCCGTTGCAGTGACCGCAGCAATGGCAACGACATGGACCGGCCTTGGCATTGCGAACCCAGCCGGATCGGGCAAAAATCTTGTAATTCATGAATTCGGGTGGACGTCTGATGTTGTCAACCCGGCAGAGGGCGCAGTTGGTTTGATGACTTCAACTGATTCAGGCTTTGTCGCTGCCCTGGCTGCCAGAAGTGCATTTTATGGCACTGGTTCATCTGTTGCTTATTGCGACGATGGCGCCACTATCGCCACACCTGTTCTTGAGCGCGTTTGTGGCTCAACTATGGAGGGCGCGATCAGTACACAGGTCCAATTAGGGCCGGCAGTTGTACCCATTGACGGCAGTATTATCCTTGCCCCTGGTAGGTCGGTTATGACGTATCACAGTATCGGCGGTACGGCTTCTCTGATTTTCCATTTTATGTGGGAAGAAATAGACGTTTAAATTATGGGCCGGTCTATTTGACGGCCTTTTTTAAGGTGCTTTATGATATTTGACCATATTCCATGTGTAGCATAGGAGTTTAAATGATAACCGAACTTGTCACATTACCAGCCCAATACCCGGTTTCACTCGCAGAGGGTAAAAAGCAATGTGAGATTGACGATGATGATACCGCCCATGATATATATGTCAAGAGCCTGATCATGGCCGCAACCGGACTGGCTGAACAATATCTGCATAGGCGCCTGGTATCTCAAACCTGGAAACTTTATCTGGATTTGTGGCCAGCATCAATCATATTGCCATTCGGGCGCCTGCAATCCGTGACAAGCATAAAATATACTGATTCTGATGGTGACGAATCGACCTTTAGCGCTGATGATTATATTGTCGATACCAACAGTGAGCCAGGCCTTATTGAGCTTGGCTATCAAAAAACATGGCCTACGGATACGCTTTATCCTTCAAATCCCATTAAAATTGAGTTTGTTTGCGGGTACTACATCGGGTCTACCTGGATCAAAGAAACCGCATATGCAGAAAATGCCCTTGTTTTGCCCGTAACTGAAAACGGGCTGGTTTATAAATGCACAACAGCACTTACAAGCCTTGCCACAGCTCCCACATGGCCCTTGACCATTGCCGGGACTGTAGCGGATGGAACAGGAGCAACAGAGGGCGTATGGACCTGTGTGGGCCTTGCAGTGCCGGAAGCAATCAGGCACGCCATAAAATTAACTATTTCAGATATGTTTGAAAACAGGGAAACGGAAGTTTACTTGATGAATCACACAAAATTAAAAACCTGGGAAGCTTTGCTTTTTCCGTATAAATTATTCGGGGGTGTTTTTTGAGATCTGGCGGCCTGAGACATAGGGTCGATATCCAAGAGCAAACTCAAACTTCTGATGGGATGGGCGGTTTTTCGACTGCTTGGGCGTCAGTTACAGGCATGGGAAGCGTGCCGGCTAAAATATGGCCGCTATCTTCAAAAGAGCAACTCGACGCTATGAAGCTTGAATCCGTGGTTACGAACAAGATCCGGATACGATACCGGGCCGGGATAACATCAGCTAATCGTATTGTTTTCGGGTCCAGGATTTTCAATATCAAAGGTGCTCCGATTAATTACGATGAACGAAATAAAACCTTGGATCTTCTTGTGACGGAGGATTCTTGATGTCTGCTTTTAAAATGGACTGGAACGGTGCTAAAGTGTTGGCCGCTACCAGAAAAATAACTGATAGGGTCGCCAAGGAAGTGGCAACTGATGTCATGGAAGACGCCAAAAGTATTTTAAAACGCAAAGCAAAAACGACAACGGATAGAGGCTTATTGAGTCAGTTCTCAGTTGAAAAAAGTAAATATAAAACAGGTGGATATACCGCCCATTGTCAAGGCCCTGGAAATTGGCATCCACCCTACCATGCAAGTTTTGTTGAAATGGGAACGTTTAAGGATGAACCAAAACCGTTTATGAGGCCAGCAACAAAAAAGAACAAACACAAAGCAAACCGGAAACTCAGGAAGGCGCTTGATAAGCTATGAACTCATTATTCACTGCTATATATAATCATTTTTCAGCCACCACGGACAGCGGTTTTTACAATGACGTTTCCGGCCGCATGTATTTAGGCCATGCTCCCCAGGGTGCCACGTTTCCATATTGCGTTTATTTTTCCGTATCAGATGACAACGATCTTGATTTTTCAGATGAACACGAAGATTTTTTGACGCAGTTTAATATTTTTAGTCAAAACAGTTCAGCGGTAGAAGCCGGCAACCTTTTAAAATCGCTCAAGGCTATGTTTGATGATTGCAGCTTGACGGTAACAGGTTGGCGGCATTTGAGCTTTAAAAGGGGTGGCGTATATCCTAACAACGATTTTTCACAAGACCCGCCTATTATTGGCTATAGCGTTGAATATGATGTTTTATTGGAAAAGGAGCGAAGTTAAATGGAGCAAAACAATTTAAAGGTTAGTATCTGCATCCCCGTTATAAGGATGGATGGATTGAGACGATGTATTGATGCTATTAAAAAAAATGCTGGTATCCCAAAAGATCAATATGAAATTTTGTGGGAAGAAGACATAGACGGTATCGGCTGCCCAAAGATGTTAAAAAAAATAGTGGACCGTTCAAAGGCAGATATTGTCTGTTTTATTGGTGACGATACCCTGCCAGAAAAAGACTTCCTTAAACACGCCTTAGATGCCATGGCAACCCTGCCGGATGGGTGGGGCGTGGTCGGGCTGAACACTCAGGACATTAATAAGCCAAACGGCAACTCAAGCGCGCACTGGATGGCCCATAAAAAGATGCTTGAGCATATCCCTGGTGGCAATTTTTTCTCAACAGATTATAGGCATTGTTTTTGCGACAACGAATTGAAAGACATTGCGGAAGAGCTGGGCCGGTGGGTGTGGGGCGAAAAATGCAAGATTATTCATAACCACCCTATCAACAAGACCGCTGAATATGATAATGGCTATCAAAAAGCATACGAAAACGGAAAGTTTGACCATGACATGAAAACATATTTTGCAAGGAAACGCGCAAGGATGCAAAAAAAATACGGTGTCAGACTTGCAATCGCCCTGCCATTAACTGATGACAAAGTTTATAATCAATTCTTTTTTTCATTCATCAAAGTCATCACAGAATATATGTCCAGCCTGGTCAAATCAGGCAAGCCCATACTTTTTGATGTAATCATGCCGGACTTTCCCTGTCAAATCGATGCAGCACGAAACAATCTTGTGCACCAGGCGTTAATGCTTGGCTGCACACATATTATAATGATGGACACCGACCAGATTTACAACACCGATAATATGCTCGAAAAAATGCTTGCACACAATAAGCCGGTTATTGGCGCCAGGGTCCACAGACGATATCCTCCCTTCGATCCGATATTGCTTTTTGGTGAAGTCGGCAAGCTGTTGCCAATACCAGATGACGCAATAAAACCCGATGGAGAATTCAACAAAGAACTGCAGGTCGATTTTACTGGTACCGGATGTATCATGTTTGATACACAAATTTTTATTGATATGGTCCCTGAAAGATGGTTCCAGTTGACTACCGGCGAAAATGGTCAATCAGTCGGTGAGGATATTGGTTTTTGTGCAAAGTTGAAAAAAATGGGCATACCTGTTATAGTAGATGCAAGTATTGATATTAAGCATTTAACATTATT